GTAACTGTTACTAGTGGTGAATTAAGTGATTGTAATGTTGAAATAATATCTGTGTATACAACAGCTTCTCTTTATACGGGTATTAATCCTAATGCTACTACTGGTTATAATTTTAATAAATACAATCTAAATTATGATAAAACATATTATGTATCCTTTACTGCTAGTGAAGTAAATGGATTATCATCAGGTGTTTTACAATTATGGAACCAAGGTTCAGGAACTAATATTTTATATACTAGTCCATCAATTCCTGCTGGAGGTACTTTAGTGGTAGATAAATTAGAACTAAGTAAGATAATACTTCCTATTACTTTTAAAGCCGTAGGATCATCAAATGTAGGTATTACTATAACTAATTTTACTATTTTTGAATCTTATATAGATTACGACTGTTTAGTTGTACAAAATAATGCTATAGAAAATAGATTAAGTTCTATTTATATGGATGTTGATTATTCATCTAATGCAGTTATTCCTTTAAATAAAGAATTAATATTATCAGGAAGTGCTACTAAATTTGCTGTTCCTGATTCAAATTATACAACAACTGGTATAATTAATTCTCGATATGAAGGTAGTAGAACTACTTCTCCTAATGTAAACAAAGCTATATATAAAAATCCATCTTATAATTTTGTAAATGGAGCAATTACCTCTTCAGTTCCTTCAACCCAATCCCAAGTACCTAATATAGATTATTATTCAGACTATTTTGTTTATTTTGACTGGATTGTGGATTCAAATCCAGGATACCCAGGAGGTGGAAATATACATTGTGTTTACTTAATTGGTATTGATGGTGTGGCCTATCCTTTAACAACTAACAATTTAAATTTAGGTAAAATTGAAAATTTATTTGTTAAAGATCAAACAGCAAATATTCTCCCAGCAGTATATTCTGCAGGTAATACACCTACTAAAGTAGAAGTTGTTGATGGTGGAGCATTATATGAAACTATTCTCCTTAAATCAGGATCTGATACTCCAAGATATCAAGTAAAATGGGCAAATGATCCTACAGCAATTATAAAGACTCCTACATTTTTTACAGGTTCTACTCCTTATAGTGTATTAAATGATAATTCACAGAACTGGTTATATCCTTTCTTAACAGGTTCAGATGTACAGTCTGGAAGTGTAGAATATATTAGACCAAGAAAAGTAACAACTCAAACATTATTTTTCTATAATAAGAAAAAAAGTAGTTTTTCTCTAACTACAGATAATGATCAAGGGATAACTAAATTAGAAGATACTTATTTCCCTATACAATATGGTGATTTTATACGTTTTGGCACTACAGGATCTATTGTAGATGATAGTGGATCCTTAGATGGAAGTTTTACTGGGCTTGATTTAGTAACTATTAAAGACATAATTATAGCAGCTACTGCTTCTCAAACAAGTTCATTACTAATAACCCCCTCACTTACTTCAGGTAGTGTTTTATTAGGAAATAATAATAATCAAAACTTTAGAATTATGAGAAGAGTACCTAATGAATCCTTTGTGTTAGTAAAAAATAATCCTTCATATGGAGATCCTGGTTTCTTAATACCAAGTGATTTTAATCCAAATTATGATGTTTATGAACTTGCTAGAAAAGCTGGAGTGATTACATAAAAAATAAAAACTTAATATATTTATAATAAACTATAACATAAAATGGGATACTTAAATAATAGTGTAGTAACAGTAGATGCTATTTTAACTACTAAAGGCCGTCAAGCATTAGCTAAAAATGATGGCTCGTTTCGAATCACTCAGTTTGGATTAGCAGATGATGAAATCGATTATACCCTTTATAATCCAAACCATCCTTCAGGTTCAGCTTACTATGGTGAAGCTATTGTAAATATGCCTTTATTAGAAGCATTCCCTCAAGAAACTCAAATGATGAAATACCAATTGGTTACTTTACCAAGAGGTACAGCTAAATTACCTGTATTAGATTTAGGATATTCATCTATTATTTTAAAACAAGGAGCTAGTTTAGCAATTACTCCTCAAACTTTAAATTACTTAGGTAACCAATCATTACGTGAAACATCAGGTTACACAGCAACCATTTCTGATGTTAGATTAATGTCTACATTTAGTGGAACTGGTATTAATACAGCTCAAGCACAAGCATTAAATGCTTCTACTACTTTAGGAACTATTGTTTCTAAAACAGTTATTGGTTCTCAAATTAACTTAAGAGCCACTACAGTTAATACTTTATTTGGAGCAAATGCTCCTGCTGGTACTGCTTTGTATGCTACATTATTAGTAATTGGTAATGATAGTGGTGCTCGTTTAACTCTTCCTATCACTGTAACTAAAACTGCTTAATAAATAAAATAAAATGTCTTTAGTAAGATTAGATCCCCAAGATATTGTTGTAAGTGCTGATTCCATTAGTTCCACACTATGGTCTACTGGTAACCCAACTTTAAGTACATTCTTTACCTCATCAGTACAAGAAGCAGGTTCATCAGGTGATTATTACATAAATGTATATAACACAGGATCAACTTTATCAGGTTCATTTGTACAATTTGCTATTGCCTATGGAAATTCATTAGGTAGTGGTAGTGTAAATTATAACCAAGCAGTAGATGGTAAATCACCTTCCTCAACAATTTATGGACAATACCAAGATTTGGTAATTGGTGATGAAAATACTAATTTTATATTCGGAACAATTACATCTTCAGAATTTTTTGCTATTCCTATTGATAGAGCTAGATATAAAGAAAAAATATTTTTAGGTTCTTTATCTTTAACAATTAAAGGCCCAACAGCAGCATCCGGATCTATTACTTTAACAGATAATAGTGCATATGCTAGTTCAGTTCAGTTTAATGAAGCTGGTAGAGTATATCAATTAATTACAGGTTCACAAGGTGTTAGATCTACTAGTTTAACTAACAATACAGCTGATGGATACACTACAACCTCTGGATCTTATGGTTGGGTATTACCTGATATTGGAGTAATTTTACTTAACCCTAAAGCATTATCAGCACCAACATCTAGTGGTGGTATTGGATTTGTATATAGTGGTTCAGCATCAGCTACTGGTTCAGTTAATGAAGCCCCATTTACTACATTATATAAAGCAATTAGTGGTTCAGGTAATTTTAAATTAAATTCCGAAGAAACAATTACTTCTGATTACATATTTGTAAGAGCTCGTAACAGTGAGTTCAATTACTCATCTAATCCCTCATTCATTTCAGGTTCAACAGGTGAAGTATTATATGATTCTTTAATTGATAATCCTCAAACTTATATTACAACAATTGGTTTATATAATGATTCAAATGAATTATTAGCAGTAGCAAAACTTTCAAGACCTTTGTTAAAAGATTTCACTAAAGAAGCTTTAGTTAGAGTTAAGTTAGATTTCTAAAATGAATGGGTGCTTTCAAACAGTTTCTCACTTCCGACATAATTGTCACACCATTTGAAGTAAATAAAGGATTTTACTTTGAAGGGGAAGCGGCTTTAACAGCTTCTAATGTTGGAATTGATCGTTTTATAGGAAGAAACATTACTAGTTCTATATTTGAACCCCTAACAGAACCAACTACAGGTCAAGTATCTACTCAATACCAAAAATTAGTTTATCGTTCTATTAAAGAACTTTATTATGGTAACTATCTTACAGGTAGTTATGGAGATTCAGTAGCAACTGCTAGTATATTATTAGGTGCAGATCCTGAAGGAGATACTTATATAGGAGATGCAAATACATCAGGCAGATTTGCTGAATATTTTCCAACCTCATTAAATTATTTTAAATATTTTCCTACAGGGTCGGATAATATAATTGCTGTATTATCTATACCTTCTAGATTATTTGGTAATTATGTTGTTCCTAAATCATTTACTTGGTCTACCCCTAGTGGTTCCATTTATGATGATGGAGAAGGAAATTTAATTTTATCTTCCTCTCAAGATATCTGTGGTAATATATTTTATGAACATGGTATTGCTGTAATTACAAGTGATTCTGAACCACAAGCAGATTCTTATGGATCTGGAATATACGGTGAAACATTGTATGGAGTAAGTGATGTTATATTTGCTGAATACTTTGCTACATCATCAAATGTAACTTGTTCATTTTCATCATCTCTTACAATTTACGAAAACCAATACAAATGTACTGTTAGAGAAAATGAATTTAATTTTAGTTTAAACCCATCAATAATATCAGGTTCAAATGGAGTACCTTATAATTTTGTCACTAGTTCATATTTCCAACCGTATTGTACTACAATAGGTTTATATAACGACTCATATGAATTATTAGCAGTAGCAAAATTAGCACAACCTTTACCAATTTCACAAACAACAGACACAACAATACTAATTAATTTAGATCTATTATAAATTATGAACGAATGGTTTTCAAAAACAGACAGTGACAGTGGGTTATTAACAAAAAAATTTTATAAGTCAATTGAAGACTTTCCAGAAGATACCTTTGGATTTATTTATGTTGTGAAACATGTACCAACAGGTAAAGCTTATATTGGAAAAAAAGTTCTTTACCATAACGTAAAGAAAAAACTAACAAAAAAGGAACTAGCAGAACAAACAGGACCAGGCAGGAAGTCAGCCACTAAGGTGGTAGTAAAAGAATCAGACTGGAAAACCTATTATGGCTCTGCTAAACCAATTATGGAACTCATAAAAGGAGGTAAACAAGAGGAATTTACCCGTGAAATTCTACAATTGGTTCCTAATAAAAAACTTCTTACTTA